GACAACGAAGAGATTCGTTTCGACTTCATAGGGGTCTCCTTCAATCGGTGTTACTTGTAGTCGGATTTTCATTGTTTCCCTCTTTCAATTATCAGGTGATGTCTCGTGCCCAAGTGCCGTTAGAAAACGACACTGTGGCTACCGCAAGGGTGCCGATGGACGACATGATGACCGGAGCTGCGTCCAATGTGCACGTCGTAATTGTGAACTCTGGGTTCGTTGCTGACTCTGTGGTGCCCGATGGGGACACAACAATTGTGCATGAACCCGCAGCAACAATTGCGCTAAGAAGTGCTTCCATTTCGGTTGAGCCGTATGAAAGATAAAGCGACAGATTGACCGAGACGCTCTGCAAACCTTTCACCGCCTGTCGGCCAGTATCTGCTAGCGATGTGCTCTCGAGCAGCTCAAAGCCCAAAAGTACCTCACATGAGGAAAGTTGATCGCTGACGTCAATTACTGATCCGCCAGTTGGGGTGATGTTACAGGTGGCTCCAGAAAGGAATGTGCTTGTTGCCATTGGTGGCTCCTTAGTTTCTCTTCACGGCGATTGCCACCGTGAGGTCGTATGTGGGTATGTCTTGCCCGCCGTAGTTTGCATTGCCTGGACGGGCGTCTGTAACTGCGATGGGCGAGTTCATGATTGTGTCGACAGTTGAGAGCAAATAGTCTCCGCTGTCTTGGTTTCCAGGTGGCGCTGCAAGGATGCGGACTGGAATGCGAAAGTCGCCCACGTTGTATGTGAACGAAGTCATGACTGGAAGTTCAATCATGACGGACATTGGTCGCGCGTTGCGCGGGTCTGTGACGGGCTTGAGACCGAGAGCTGTGAGTTGTGTTTTGATTGCGTTGACTGCGTCGACGAGGATTCCTGTTGCAGCCATTATGCGACCTGTGGTCTTCCGCAGCCAATGAGAGCCATAATGCGTCCCATAGTTGACGGGATTGGGATGGAAGACATGGCGTCAAATGAGGCAAATGAGTCTGCTGATCCGCGCTCACGGTAGAGGGTTGCTGCGTACATGATTGTGCCGAGTTTGACGTCGGCACCTGGCACTGTTGATTGCGAGTCGGTGTATCCGGCTTCGCGACGCTTGCGGAAGATGTAGTTGTTGGCAGCGTTGACGCAGACTGTGATGAAGGCCGTGTCATTGGCCGAAGCGACGTCGATGCCAAGCCAACTGGTTACGTCACTGGAATTTACCCAAGACACAGAAGGGGTGAAGGTGACTGTGCCGGTAGCAGTAGATCGAGTGAAGTCCGAGCCTGCGTTGACATAAAGGAACTGGTAAAGACGAATTACATCGGAGTCAAATTCAAGGTCGCCCTCGTCAGATACCCCGATGAACTCGAAGTCTTGTGTTGAGACAATGGTATGTGTACCCGAGAATCCATGACTTGCGCCTGCAATAGTTACGGAGTCCCCGACCTGTATGCCAGTCTCAACGAAGGTCTGAAAAATGGCGTACCCATCGAGGCGCGTATGAAACGCGAGATCGTAAGTAGCCATCGTTCAGTCCCTGTCGTGTCTCAGGTTTAAGCCTGAGGGATTTTCATGAATTGGTTTGCGTCAATCATCTTTGGTGCGAAATATCCGCGGAAGGCAATTGTGCGAGACAATGTTGAAGGATTGTCAAGGCTGATTGCGCCCTTCTGCTGCTCATAGCAACGGAAGGCACCAGTTGCAGCTGCGCCAACAATGGTGGTCTTTGCTGCAAAGTTGGTGTCAACCACGAGACGAAGACCAAACACGAATGCTTCGCGAGAGCCTGGGTTCATTGAACCGAATGCGTTCATTGGGCCGACCTGTGGAAATAACGGTCTGTCGTCCGTGCCGCTGAGCTGGCCGAGCTGCGCAAATACGTCACCGGACACGAACAAGTGATCTGGGAGGTAGTTGCCGTTTGCAAGAATGGTGTTTGCGCAAGCGTAAACTTTTGCAATCCAGTCAGTCGGGTCGGTCGTTGCGACGTTGCCTGTTGTCTGTGAAGTGCCTGCAAGAAGCGCGTCAGCGGCTGCGTTGTCGGTTGCAAGGGCGTATTTTTTGCCCATGTCCTCAAGGAGTCCGGTGAGAACTTCTGGCGAACTCCAGTCAATTGAAGCCTCGGAAACTTCGACGTATCCGCCGTAGATGTCCTTGGTGATTTGAATGTCATCAACAACATACTGACCAGCGGTGATTGTGGTGTTCTGTGTTTCTGGGCCACCGATTGAGGTATGGGTTGTGATTTTTGGAACGATAAAAACCTTGCCTGATTGTGGCATTTGGCGAGCGCCGATTGCATCAACAACAGGGCGCAAACCCTGAATCCCAGAATACACGGGAGCCAAAATTGGAAGTGGCATGATGCCATCAAGATCAGCGGTGGTTACGTCTGGAGCAGCGGCTTTGATGCGAGCGTTGAACTCGGCAGCGATTGCGCCACCTTGCATCTGTGCTGAGATCCATTCGCCAGCGGAAGGAAGTTTGAACTCTTTCTTTGCCGAGGCGAAGATTGGTGATGTTGGGATGGCGTCGGGCGCGGAGGCTTCGACTTGGGTTTCTGTTGACATTGTTTCCTCCTGGAGACTTGTGTCGGGTTGGGGTTCGGTTGACTCTTCTTCGACCTCTTCTGGGTCGTGTTCTGAGGCAGCGATTTGTTCGATGACTGCGTCGGCAAATGCCGGAACGCTGACGACCGAAAGTTCTTGTAGATCAGCGGATGAAACAATCATGACGCCGTTCTTGTCGTATTTGAATTTCTTGGGTACTGCACCTACGGAAACTGAGTCGTATGCAGACATCTGAATCAGTTCAACAACGTCGTCGGCTGCTTTAGACCGAGCAAACGATGCGGTGAATCCGAGACCGTTGTCAAGGTCAATGAGTTCGTTAACGATTCCGATTGGGCGTCCGTCGTGGTTTTCAAGAAGTCGCGCGGGCTTGGCATTCAAGTCAAAGGCTCCGCGCTTGAACATAACTTTCTCGCCACCTGAAACGGTTGCGACTGTGTCCCAAGGGACTGCGATGCCGGTGATGGTGCGCGGTGCATCTTCTCCAGCTGCTGCGTCAAGAGTGACAGGGACGGCGGTAAATTTAATCATGAAGGAATCTCCTCGAGGTCTGGTACTTCTGGTTCAACAAGTGCGTCGTGCATTTCGCCAATGGCAAGAAGGTCGCTGGTGTCAAACTCAACGAATCTTCCGCGAGTAAGAACGTCGTTCATGCTGAGACGTGAAACGAGTGCGGTGGCCAGCATATGTGCCCCGAAGAGCCATAGATCCTGACGAGCCTGAGACGCATTTTGATAAGTCATTGACGCCCCAGGCGTTGGTGCCGAAACGAGGTAAGCAGGTACCGAGCAAATTCTGCTGAGATCAAGTGCCTGGTATTCGCGTTGCGCTGCGTTGACTTCAAGCGGGTCGCGGTCAAATTCAACAAAGTTGACGTAATTGTTTAACGCGCCGATGACGTTTCCTTCACGGCGAGCCTGCGCCCATTGCGCTGCAAGGTCTCCAAGTTCTTCACCAGACATTGTCTCGCCCGCGGAAGTCTGCTGAAGATAACCAGGAACTGTCTCAATGGTTGCTGCTCGGTCTGCGTACTGATCGAGGTGAGTTGCGATGCTGACCGCGCGTCGACCTGAATACATGAGACCAGTTGTCGGCGCAAGGAAGGTGATGATTTCGTTCGGGTCTAACTGAATGCCGTTGAACTCAATCTCTTTTGGCATGCCGAAGAATTGTGGGCCGACTTGATCGGGAGTTTGGATGTTGGCTGACGGTAGCCATTCGAAACTCATCGGGCGTCCATCGGTTGCATTACGGGAAGTAACTGCCCAGAATGCGCGACCCGTCATCCACAAGTCCGTCACCGTATTTGCAAGGATGAACTGGCGCGGAACTTTCGGATCAGGATTTTCCATCCATGACTCATTCGGCACATAGATTTTTTCATACTCCGTGCCGTTCCATTGTTTGACATACTGGCGGAACTCGAGGCCAGAAATGGTCGAGGCGAGAAGGTCTCTCGCCCGCGACACAGTCGGAAGAGCAAGGGCGATCTGCTCAAATGCTCCGCTTGTCCATGCGTACGTCGGAGGGATGCCAGACATGCCGACTCCGGCAGCTGCCTTTACGGGCGACGACGCAAATTCTGCGGTTGTAATTTTTCGGGAGAAGAACGCCACGATTGGAGTCTCCCACAAACTAGTTGCAAATGCAACTACCTTCCAAACGC